GTCGAAGATGGAAGTGTGATTAATGACCATATCATCAATACTCCTACTATAATATCTATCGACGGCGAAGTATCAGATATTCACATCAAGCCTAATATTGTGGACACATCTATATCTAAACCATTTGATAAGATTTCAGGCATAGCACTTAAGCTATTCCCTTCAGCTAAAACTGCTCAAATGGTGCAGAAAGTAAATAGAATTACATCAGCGGTATCTAGTGCAGTAGATACAGCTAACAGTTTTTTAGACGCTGGACAAGACATCTTTAATGTGTTTAGTGGAAATTCTTCGGACCCACAACAAGCATTTTTTGATTTTATTGATAAAATTTATTATTCAAAGCAATTAATTAGCATTGAAACACCATTTAAGACTTATGATAATATGCGAATTACATCATTAACTATCACTAGGGATAATACGACTAATCAAGCTTTGAAATATAAAATATCAGCAAAGGAGGTACGCTTTGCTAAAACGCTAACCGCTTCACTAGCCGATACTAAGTATTTTTTGAAGAAAAAAAGTAAAGGCGTAGCTAAATCAGCAAAAAATAAAGTAAGTGAAAAAAAACAAAAAGGCACAGTAAATGGTGTTGAAAAAAGTTTTTTAAGCACAATTTTGGGGTAGAAAATGACAAAAATAGATATTTCAGCTAATCCGTTTCAGGAGATGGTAATACCTTTTGAAAATGAAAATATTACCCTAACTTTAAATTTTCGTGATGATTTTTGGTTTATGGGGTTAGCATACAAAAATAAAAAAGTTAATGGTATAAGATTAGCAAGTGGAGTACTGTTATTAAGTGGCAAGAACTTCCCTTTTGAAGTTGTAATTAATGACAATGCTAATAGCTTAGACCCCTTTGCTTTGGACAACTTTGAAAGTGGGTTATTTGAATTCTTGATATTAAATAGAGCAGAATTAGAAAGTGTAAGGGGGTATGCAGTTGAGTAGATTTATGCGAGACTATGAATTAACCATTACGCTATTAAGCGGTGAAGTCGTGAAAATCGTGCCAGAGCTTAGAGTACAATTTGAAGTAAACAAATCAATAAAAGGCGGTCCCAATAATTGTAAGCTAAAAATATACAACCTTAGTCAAGATAAACGAAATAAATTAATCAAAGACCAAACAGATAAAAAAGTTAGGCTACCTTTTTTACTTAAAGCAGGATATGATAGGCTAGAAACTATTTTTAGAGGGAATATCTTAGAGGCTTCAAGTGTGCGAAGTGGTAGCGACTTCATCACTACAATTTCAAGTGTGGACGGCGGTCATGACTATATCAATAGCTTCACATCTAAAACGGTAAAAAGTAGCGACCCAAAGCATATTTTAGAGGATATGAAAAACACGAAAAGGGGTAAGATAACTAAAATAAGAGAGCCTATACGCCCACGTGTGCTAGTAGGGAGGAGTGCTAAAATAATAGAAGATAATTTAGCAGATGATGAAACTATGTTTATAGATGATGAAACTATGCATATCATTAAAGATGATGAGGTTATAGATGGCAATGTGGTTGTGATTAGTGCAGAAACTGGGCTTTTAGAAACTCCGACTAAAAAAGCTAAAGAGCTTAATTTTAAAACGTTATTGAACCCAAATATAAAAATAGGTGGGGTAATAGAACTAAAAAGCACAACGGCGGTGCAACTAAATGGAGTGTATCGTGTGAATACGCTAAAATATAGTGGAGATAACTATGGCACGGATTGGACACAGGAGTGTAGTTGTGTGGCTATGAAAAATTATAAGGTGCTTAAATGAATTTCAACAATAATGAAACGCCTACTTTTGAAAATATATTAATGGGAGCTATAGCTAACGCACTGGCAGATACACATACCGTAGCCGTGTGCAAAATTACGAAAGTTAATAAAACTACAATCAACTGTAAGCCAGTTATTAGCCGTGTGGTTGATGGCAAAAAAGTAGATTTGCCTAATTTTATTGAGGTTCCAGTTTTAACGCTAATGGGCGGTGGGAGTAGTATTCAAATGCCTATATCCGTGGGTGACTATTGTGTAGTCTTTGTTTCGGAGAGGTGTTTAGACGGTTGGTATAGCGGTCAAGATTTTAGTAAGCCATTAGAAAATAGAATGCATGATTATAGCGACTCTATCGCGTTCGTGGGGCTTAAAAATAAAGGGGGAGAGCTAACAATTCCTAAAATTATTGAGATGATAGGGAATGCTCATCAGCAAGGAGACTACACGCATGATGGTAATCGTGTGCAAAATGGAGACTTTAATTTAAATGGAAATATGGCAATTGACGGGAATTTAACAGTAAATGGGAGTATAACGACTACTGGAGATGTGATAGTAAATGGAATTTCATTTTTAGGACATGCCCACCCAGGAGATAGCGGTGGCATAACTGGTACCCCACAATAAGGTGATGATATGAGAGTAAGAGCATTAGATACAAACGGCGATTGGACTTTTGGAAATGGTGAAGCAAATTATATTAAAGGTAATGATGCTATTTTGCAAAACGTTAGCACTAGACTAAAAAGCTTTAAAAATGATTGGTTTTTAGATTTAAACGCAAACATAGATTGGTTCACAATTTTAGGCACAAAAAACAATAAGCAACAAATCTTAGATGAAGTTAATAGAGTAGTGCTTGAGACGTTTGGGGTAACAAAAATAAATAGCATAAACATAAGTACAGTTGATAGAAATGCTAGAATTGATATAAATTTAGATACTATATTTACAAGTTCACCGCTAGGAGTGATTATATGACAATAGACGCAAATGGGCTACAGCCCGATAGCTTTAGTACAATTTATGATAATTTAGCTAATCAATTTAAAGCAATTTATGGCATAGATATAAATTTAGCTCAAGATACAGCAGACGGTCAGCAACTAGGTATATATTCTAATGTTGTATATGATTTGCAGACGGCTATCGCGAGGCTATATAACTCCTTTGACCCCGATTTGGCAGAAGGTCATGAGTTAGATAAGATACTTAAATTATTAGCAACAACTAGACGCCCGTCCACTAAGTCTACAGTAGATATAGATGTTACAGTAGATACGAATGTAGTTATCCCTGCTGGGTATACTATCAAAGATGTGAATAATCAAGAGTGGCAGACAATACAGAGCCATACTCTAGCCGTGGGGGCTAATACGGTTACATTTGAGTCGGTAGCGTGGGGTGCGGTAGAGGCTCAACCAAGCACTATAAATAAATTTGTTTCAGTGCTAACTGAAGTTGTTAGCGTAAATAATCCGTCAAAAGCGATAGTTGGACAAAATGAAGAGACAGACATACAGCTTAGGAAGCGTAGAAATAAGCTAATAGGCTACAACGCTCAAAGCTTAATAAGCTCAATGCTAGGTAAGTTGCTAAAGTTAAGCAATGTGCTAGATGTTGTTATATACGAAAATGATACAGATGTGCAAGACACAGCTAAAAATATAGCCCCGCATACTATTTGGATAGTCGTGGACGGTGGAGCAGTTGCAGATATAGCTAAAGTCATAGCAACAGATAAAGCAGTAGGGTGCGGACTAAAGGGAACGATTTCAGAGACTTATATAGAAACATTTACACGTGCAGACGGCTCAACTCGTACACATTATCACCCTATTAAATTTGACCGCCCAGTGCAAAAAGATATTTTTATTAAATTTGACGTAAAAAAAAGAGTGGTAACGGATATTATTGACCAAACGGCTATAATAGATGAATTGATTAAACTAAAATTTAACATAGCACAAAATATTACAGCTACTGAATTGTACAGCAACATATATGCAGGAGGTAGTAACTTTATAGCGTCAAATTTACAGTTAAGTGTGGACGGCTCAACGTGGGTAACGGATTTATTGAGTGCAGGATATGCAGATAAATTTAATATTATTTCAAGCAATATAGCAATAACAGAGATTTAATATGAGTGTATTTTTAGACGAGTATAGCAAATTACTAATTATTCAATATGCAGATAAACCTCGTGCAAAAAAGCAAATTCAAGCCGTTATATCTAATTTTGGAAATATTTATAATTTGATTAACCTATTTGAAAAAGAATTTGATTTAGATTTGGCAAAGGGTAGACAACTAGATATTATAGGAAAGATAATAGGGCTAAATAGGAGAGTCCCATTTACCATTCCTAAAAAATATTTCAGCTTCAGGGGTAACGTAAATGCGTCTCCTATGGGTAATAAGTTTGAAATAGTATCATCATCTCCATTTCGCGATAAGTTTGAGATACCCTACTCAAGTACCCTACTAAATGATGCGGATTATCGTTTTTTCATTCGTGCTAAAATAGCTCAAAATTATGCTAAAGGCACGATGATAGATGCAGATAATTTAAGTTTGCAAGATATTTATGATTTTTTATTTAGCGGAAATGCGTATATCGTGGACAATCAAGATATGAGTATGACGCTATATTTAGATGCAAGTATAGATATAAATATGTTACAATACATCAAACAAATGAAACTTTTTTCAAAGCCACAAGGCGTTAATATGAAAAAAGTTCAGTATAGTAAGAGCGGTACTTTTGGATTTCAGTCAAGAAATAGAGGGTTTGGTGACAAATTTGCACCAAAAATTAACTCTTTTTTTGCAAGAAAAATAATATTATAAAGGTAAAAAATGGCAGAAAATAGAATAGTAGGCAATGTAGTCCCATTCGCGTCTCAAGCGGTTGGAACGGACAGGACTGTATTTGGAGATGTTACACAGAGCGATGATATTAATTTGAATGTCACGGCAAATTTTAAAGAGGGGTGGGGTATTCTTCAGCTAAACGAAGACCCCACTATGCAGGACTTCAATGCGTTAGGCTTTACGCAGGGAAGCCTAATCTCTTATTTATATCAGCAAGGCATAGCACAATGGGACGCAGGGCAGGAATACTTAACCGATTCAATTTGTGTAAAAAATGGTAAAATTTTCATATCACTAAGTGGCACAGTAGCTACTCCAAACGTTGGGAATGACCCTACTTTAGATACCCTTAATTGGAAAGACCTTTTTTTAGATTATACAAAAAAAGCAGATTTCCAAAACAGCCTAACAGGGAACGGATACCAAAAGTTGCCAAATGGGCTAATTATTCAATGGGGTTCAGTAAGCATGATTGGAATGGCCACCCCACCTATTGTTGTATTCCCATTATCGTTTTCAAATGTATTTAGCGTGAGCGTCACTAGCTACAATGCTGACAGGAGCTTTGTCCCAGTAGGGGTATCAAATTCATCTTTTTCGCTTCAATACTCGGCACATTCGTCGCTGAAAGATGGAGATTATTTCGCGTACTGGTTCGCGATTGGAAATTAAGGAGATAATATGAAAACAGCACATTATGATAAGACAAGCGGAAAAATTAGAGGTTGGTATGATAAAGATATGCATAAGATAATACCAACACCAAATGTTGAGGTAAGCGATAAAGAGTGGCAAAATGCTATAAATGAAAATGCTAACTTTTATGATGAAAAAACTAAAACTTTTAAAGTTAAAGATTTTTCAACTTTCAAGGAGAGAGTGGGAATAAAAATTTTAAAGCTAAAAGAGGAGTATCGCAAAGCTAACAGTTTTGACATCTCATATGTGAACACGACTTTTCAAGCCGACAAGAGCAGTATAGATACTATTTCTAGTATATTGGCAGGGGGGGCAGTACCGCCTAACTTTTATTTTTTAGATACGTTAAACAAAAAAGTGCCTATGACTTTTAAACAACTACAGGGCTTAAATTTAGCTATTATTAGCAGGAAACAAGCGAATTTTGACATTTATCAAACGAATAAAACGCTAATAAAAAACGCTAAAACCGATGTAAAATTAGCAAAAATCAAGGGAATAGCATGGCAAAAATAGAGACGGCTACAATGTTAGCTACAGCCGTGAAAAGTGGGACTACTACTACTGTAGTGTCATCAATTATATTAATGTTTCAGTCCGATATGAACTACTTAATTAGTATCATAC